CCTTTGACCCCGAGTCATTGCAAGAGGTGCACCCGGCTGACCAGTGCTGGGCCGTTTACGAGGCCGCGGTGATCCGGGGGCTTGACCTGGACGTCCCGCTCTCTCCGGACTATGACGAGGACGTGCAGAGCTACACCGCCGTGTGCCTCAAGAGAGACGGCTTCGTATTGCCGCCGGATGAACTCCTCTATTCCAAAGACGCGCTGCACCAGCAGTACCCCAAGGACGTCGTAGAGTTCGCCGCCCGGATCCGCAAGTCCTGGGTTCAAATCAAAAAAGAGAACCTCCGGGAACGTAAATTCCCGGAAGATCCTCTTGGAGTCCAACTGGCGAAGCTCGCCGGTTGTAAGCTGTTCGTGGATGAGAAAGCCGAGGCTCTCGCGAAAGACCTCAACCCTTTACTGATCTAGGACTTGTAGTCCTTCCGCAGGTCGTCGGTCACGTTGCGCGCGTTGGTGGTCAGGCGTTCGTGGATCGATCCCCACTCGCGGTACTCCGCGATCTCGTACATCAGCTCCTCGAGATACTCGTCGGCACCCTTCTGCTCTGCGAGGGTGTTGAGGTCCGTGTGGACCGCCGTGAGGATCTCGTCGGGCTGATCGGCGAGGAAGGGCACGAGGTTCTTCGCCACCTTCTCGACGGCCGGACGATCAGCGAACAGAACCTCGAGGACGTTGCCGTTGAGCTCGATGAGCTTCTCGCGGTTCTTCTTCACGAGCTTGCGGACGCCCGGACGTGCCTTCTTCTTGTAGCGCAGGAGCACGTCCAGCGGCTTGATGGTCATGGAGCGGTCCTTCATGAAGTCCACCAGCTTCTTCGTGACTCCGATGCCGACGGAGGAGGCGTACCGCGTCTCGGCGAAGCGGTCCGTGGTGCTCCGGCCCGCGGCCTCGAGAGCGTACGCGTCCATCGAGATCGTCTGGATGGTCGCCGGGCACATGTACTGCTTGTTCACGCGCTGGGCGTCGAAGTCGTAGATGAGCTTCGGGAAGGTCTCCATGAACGCCAGGACGTCGGGGTGGCACGGCCTCGGCTCACCCAGGGCTTCCTGGTCGGTCCAGTGGAACTCGTCGGAACGTGCGTGCGGCAGCCACGCTTCGAAGGACGGAATGCAGTACAGCCACTTGAGGCGACGACGGAGCGCCGCGTTGGTCTCAATGCTCGTGACCTGGTACTTGTCCGTCGCCGGGTTCATCATGCCGACCACCATGCACTCCTTGGGGAGGAGGTAGTCGAACATTCGGCGATCCTCGATGAGGGAGAAGAACATCGAGATCGCGTGGGGCAATCCCTGGTTCAGCTCGTCGAAGACCACCATGGCCCGCTCCGTGGTGTCCGGAAAATTCTCCGGCAAGAGAGTCTTGAAGAACCCGATCTTCGCCTCCTTGGTGGAGGGGATGCCGGCGCCCATCAAGCCGTAGTGGGCGGTGCGAATGTCGCAGACGCGGGCTTCCACCCGGCGCGCTACCTGGTGCACGACCTGGCTCTTGCCCATGCCGGCTTCGCCGACCAGCATGAACGCCCCGCGGTGTTGCCGCTGCTCCCAGGAAATCATGAGTTGTTCCTGGGCCTCGGCGATCGTGACCTGTGGGATGTCGTAGAGTTGCGCGTAGCCTAACGCGCTCTCGTCTCCCGCTTTCTTCTTTGCCATGCTTCTCCTCGTTGGTTATAGTGTTTCTGATGACAACGAAAATACCTAAAAAACCGCTTTCAGTAATTGCGGAGCGGTGGCTTCTTCTCGACGGTAAACCTTTCAGGCTCCATGACTGGCCAATGCACCGCTCGTTTTACGACGGGCGCTATCGCCGGATGCTGATGAAGACTGCGCGTCAGGTCGCCAAGAGCACCACGCTCGCGAACTTCAGCATCATCGAATGTGCTGTGCTGCCCCACTTCAAGACGATGTTTGTCAGTCCTTCCAAGGAGCAGACAGTACGTTTCTCGAACGCTAGAGTATCTAAGATAATGACGTATTCCCCGGTGATCAAGGACGGATTTCTCCATCCGGACTTGTCCTACCGGATGGGACACAAGCAGTTCCGCAACGGTGCGGAGATGTACTTCACCTACGCCTGTGACGACCCCGATCGTCTCCGGGGTATCTCTGCCGACCGGAACCTCTACGACGAGGTTCAGGACATTCTCTTCGATCCAGTCATCATCGTTGGGAACGAGTGTATGGCCGAATCCAATTACGGCTACGAGACATATGCTGGTACCCCAAAAACGATGGAAAATACGATCCAGTATCTCTGGGATATGTCGAGCCAGACTGAGTGGGTCATGCAGTGCGAAGCGTGCAACTGCTACCAGTACATCGACAGCGAGAAGTCTATCGGTAAGCTCGGCCCCATCTGTGTGAAGTGCGGAGCTTACATCAACCCGCTCAGCGGGAAGTGGGTAGACCTCAACCCCCCGGATCCGACCAAGTACCCGGACCCCACCCAGCAGCTCAAGGGTTTCCACATCTCGCAGCTCATCATGCCCAAGAACGTGCCGAAGTCGATGGAGAGTCGAGACCTCCTCGAGCGGGAGGGCGCTCTCAAGCGATGGAACCGTATCCTTCGGAAGTACGAGGAGAGCCCTCCTTCGCTGTTCAAGAACGAGGTCCTGGGAGTGTCCGATGCGGTAGGTACTCGGATGCTCTCACTGGAAGATTTGCAGGAACTTTGCTGTGGTGGGCGCCTTCGTCAGCACCCAGAGCACGGAGCTTTCCCGGGTGTGACCGGGATGGTAGCAGGGGTTGACTGGTCTGGAGGAGGAACCTCGGGGGTCTCTCGGACCGTCCTCTGGATCTGGGGCATGCGACCTCACGACTCGAAGCTCGTGTGTATCTTCTACAAGGTGTACCCAGGCAAGAACCCTGTCCATGCTGTCGAGGAGATCGCCGAGACTTGCGACGCCTATCGAGTCTCCATTGTCATCGGAGACGCCGGAGAAGGCGCGATGGCCAACGACCTCATGCGTCGTGCCCTGGGGCCTCAACGGGTTCACCAGGTGCAGTACGGCAGCTACAACCGAGCCCTCGTCTGGAACGGACAAGACCGCTACCTCGGGGACCGTACGACCCTGATCGACAACTACTTCATGGAACTCAAGCAGGGACGAATGGAGCTCGGCCCGTACGAGGAAATGAAAGTAGCCATCGCTGATATCCTGAACGAGTACGAAGAGGTCACCCAGCACGGCAAAAAAGTATGGAGACACTCACCGCAGAAGCCGGATGACTGCCTCCATGCAGGGTTGTTCGGATGGGTCGCATTCAAGATGTCTCGGGGGGACCTCAAGTTCTACCAGCACTAATGCCGCTACGTGTCTGGGTAACACTGCGTCCACGGGAGTGCGTCGCTGGTGCTCCAGCGTCGCGCGACCACGCAGTGTGACGCGGACTCTTCCTGCCGCTTTGTTTGGCGCCGGACGGATGTAGACCGCGTCGCCCGAAACCTCCTTTCGAGAGGGAGACCTCGGTCGACATCGGTCCGACGGCAACCCCGACGCCGCTTTGTTTACTACAGATCCACGGGTGGTGTCAGATAACCTGGTCAGGCTCCGTCTTACGGATGCTTGACCCGGTCATCTGACATCTGGGGAGTGGCGGATGAAGTCCGCACGCGACCTAGAATCGCCTAGTCACCTCCGCCCACAGATAGTACTTGTTCAGGATGTAACATCCTGTTGCTCCCAACGAAGAGAAGCGTTCCGGCATTGAAGTCGCTTAGCTGGTGTTGGGTTGCTTGCTGACTGGCAACGCAACCCGCCTTTCAGACCAGTTCTCAGGCTTGTACCATCAACTCACAGCCATTTCTTTCTCGAAGTCGGCCTTGATCTCTTGCTCAAGGTAGTCCTCAGGATCGAAGTAGGCGATGTTGTTCTCGTTTATGTAGTCGTTGACGTCGATGACTTCACCATAGGAGGGCCCTACTTCCACGTCCCACTTGAACGGGACCGGGAGCCACGGGCACCTACGCGCTACGTTCTCCACCCCGTACTTCTCGAAGAAGTCTGGGAGCTGGGAGACGTACTTCTTGGGGATCTCTGCCACGATTGAATCGTGCACGGTGATGAGGAGGTGCCCACCGAAGTCTCTCCGGATGGGGTCTTCTACGTCACACAGGACTTCCAGCACTACGTCCGAGGATGTACTCTGGATCTTGAAGTTCACAGCCTGTCGTTCGGCCTTGCTCTTCATGTACGGAGTCAGTCCTCGCAAATCAAACCTGCGCCGACGTCCCAGGAAGGTCTCGACAGCGCCGATGTGACGAACCTGGTCCTTGGTCTCTGCGATGTACGCAGGGATGGACGGGAACATCTTGAAGAGGCTGTCGATGATCGCCTGGGCCTGTTCGTTCGGGATGCCCACGATGCTCGAGATCTTGAACTTGCTCGCCCCGTAGAGAATCCCGAAGACCAGTCGTTTGATGTTCTTGCGTAGCTTCTCCAGACGCTTCCCGTATGCAGGGTCGGGACCCGGGCTCTTCTTGGAGCCGATGAGGTAGCCCCGCTTTACGAAGTCGTCGTAGTCCCAGTTGTGTTCGTCATCGATTCCTACCGTGTCCAGGACGATTTTCTTCATGTCAGAAGGGACGCCCTCGAGAATGACATCAGGGTTGAACACCATCCCGGCGAAGAAGGAGTGCGGGTCCATCCCCTCGTTCAAGGCCTTGATCAGGTTGGGGTCCTTGCTGTACGCAGCGTACATCCGGACCTCTGCGGCCTTGGCGTCTGCGTTGCAGATGACGTCCGTTTCCCGGTTTGTGGGGATGAAGATCTTCTTGATGTTGTGGTCTCCGATCTGGAACGGGATGTTCTGCATGTTCTCGTCGGAAGACGACAGGCGGTATGTCGCGGTGCCGTGCTGGTGGAAGTTCGTGTGCATCCGACCGTCCTCTTCACTCAGAGCACGGATGTTGGACACGAAGGTAGTGAGTGCCTTATGCGTAGCACGGTACCGAAGCACGGCGTCGGACAGCGGGCAGTCGTACTGGGTCTTCAGTAGTCGGAGGAACTGAGCATTCGTCGACGGTAACCCCGTCTCGGTCCTAGGAGGCTCAACTACCCCCTGGTAGCAGACCACCTCTCCGGTCTCCGGGTGTTTGAACCCAGTACCGAAAAGGAGTTTCCGGAGGTCGTGGGCGCTCGAAGGGTTGAACTCGATACCTTCTGGAGTCATCGGTATCATTTCAGCTTCCGAGTGTTGAATCGAGAGGTTCATGCGTACTGCGAGTTCATCTAGATAGTCGCGGTCAACCTTTACGCCGTAAAGTTCCATGTTCGCCAGCACCTTCGTTGCGGGGATGATGCGGTGGAACATGTTGTGAGTCAGTGGATCCCGGAGGTCTGTTCCAGGGCGGGCTATCTTGCGGAAATGAATGTTACGTCCCAGGCGCCGGCGCTTCTTAGCCAGCTTCCAGTTCTCCGTCGTCCCGCGCTCCCGCTGGAGCAGCATGATCTGGCGGGTAACGTCAGCGTCGACGGCCCCGTAGAGGTTAAGCTCTGCGAGTGGAACCTTCAGAAACCCTTCTGTCTCGGTGTCGTCCGCTAGCTTTTTGGCAGCACCCTTGAGCTTGGGCTTCTTGGTCTTCTCCTTCTTGGATTCCGCGATCTGAGAGTCCGCTTCCTCCTGGGCCATGATGTCCTGGAGCTGCCCCTCGTAGCCCGCGTACGTAGGAACCATCGTGTTCGTGAGATCCTTCAGGCCGTAGAAGCCTTTCTTGTCCTCCACGAGGTTGTGCTCCCCCGTCATCGTGTCCCACGCGAGGCGCTTCATTTCCCAGCCCTGCCGCTTCAGCACCTTGTAGTCGAACTTGGCGTTGTGCAGCACCTTGGGCTTGGAGCACAGGAGGAGTCGCTGGATGTGCGGGGCGACCTCCTCGAAGGTCCAGGGAGACTCCGGATGGTCCACCGGGATAGAGGCTGCGAGCCCCTTACCCCAGGAGACTACCACGCTCAAGAGTCGGAGCTTGGGTCGATGTGCGAACTTCGTATTCGTCTCCGTATCGATTGAGATTGCCCAGTTGTCAGGGTCCTTGCCACGTTCGGAGTACCCGATAATGTGGTCCACGAGCTTGGAGACCTGGGCGATTGTTTTGGGGTACTGATAGTTCTTCGAGAGCTCATCCCGAGAAGGTTTCAACTGCGGGGTCTTCCCCTTCTGGAGATCCCTCACCGCGGCGAGGAAGAGATTCACGTGAATCTTGAACAGCTCAAAGTACCCGGTCTTGGCAGCAAGCTGCTGCTTGGACATGGACACGAAGATGTAGACGCGTCGTCCCTTGATTTTGCAGGAGACGAAACGTTCTTGAAGGGAGGTGTATTTGCGGAACTGCACCCCAAGAGCGCGGAGTACCGCGTCTCCCATCGCGAAGATCATAAGGGGGCGGTCCTTCTTTCCGAAGGTCAGGAGCTCGTCCACGAAGAGGGGGTTGCAGCAGGTGAGATTGTTTTTAATCGGCTTCTTCTTGTCACAGCGTATCGCGTAGGTAAATCGTCCTTGCAACGATCCCAACTTCTGGTTGGTTTTCATTGTTCGAACGAACGTGCTGCGCACGGTTTTTTCGACGTCCAGGGACCAGCCAGTATGGTTGGCGGTACTCGACGACGGACCAGCTAGGTGAGGGGAGTTGGCTATACAGAAGAAGTCGACGGTGTTGGTAGCACCGCCGACCCCCTCCGTATAGTGGGCCTTCTGATAGAGTTTGCAGCTTTCGCATTTGGGCCCGCGCCAAGCGCGTTGCCCGCAGAGCTGACAGTGGAAGGCTTCGTCCTCAGCTTCAGTCGCCGATGTCCCAGTCGACGTCGTTAGGGTCGGTTCCGGTGGGGAATTCCTCTTCTTCGACATCGCTTCTCTCCACGTTGGATTGCTTTTCTATCTCCTGGTCAAGTGCCCTCTCGGAGGTAACACGTTGATCCACCTTCACGACCACCACATCATTAGTGGTTACGCCGCGTCCGAAATAGAGTTGGGACCTTGTAAGAATACCAGACTTAGTAATTTCCTCTTCGCTGAGGGCTTTAGCGCTTCTCTGAAGTTGCGCTCGTACTTGAATGGGCTGCATGTTCTTGCGGAAGCGGTACGGAAGAAGCTCCTCGTAGATGCCGTCAATCAGAAACGCTAGCAGTTTGGTTTCGGCGTCATAGTAGACACCCATACCGCAGTCGTTGATGTACTCCGCCTCGTTGCCGTTTGCGAGGAGCTGGTTGAGGTTCTTCGCCGGCGACTCACGGTCCGTGTGGATCACGTAGTTACGCATCAGTCCGTTGTAGATCTGCTCGGACTCGGAGATGCTCGTGGCCATGCTGATCTCTCTGCGATTGTCGTCCACGAAATCCCGGAAGAACTGTTCCCAGTCCCGGCCGAAGAAACGGAGGAGCGCCATCGCAGGGAAGAGGTGGGAAGCCCACCGCTCTTCGACGCGCACGGGCAACGTGTTGCTGATGCGTCGGTAGTACTCTTCCGCGACCACCTTGTAGTTCTCGAGGATCTCAGGCACGTGCTTGTAAAGGCACACCGAGAGTTCCCGCGCGATCCTGTGGAGTGTTGCGTCGGAGTACTTATCCTTGATGATGTGTTCCGGAGAGGGATGGCCCTCTTCCTTCTGCATTTCGATATGGATAACGCGGTTGAGGTCCTGCGCCTTCTGCGCTGGGACAATCGCTGAGAAGATGATTGGGTGTCGGAGGTGTGCCTCGTAGTAGTTACCCGAACGGGTGCTACGCGCTCTCACAACTTCGCCGTTGATCATCGGGCGGTAGAGCTCGAAGATGTTCATGACGTGGTAACTCTTCTGAGTACCCTCAGAGGACTCGAACTCATCCAGGACTACGAGACGCCGGTCATTGTTTGCCTTGGCAGCCATTGAGGCTTCCGTGTAGCTCCCCATCCCCTGCGAGCAGAAGATCAGGCGAGCGTCCCTCATGCCCCGGTCGTGGTCGATGAACGTGGAGACGAGCTTGGACTTCCCTGAGTGGGTCTCCCCGGACACAAACAACATCAGAGGCTTCGGGAACGCGTCCATTATCGGAATGATGAAGGGTAGTGTCGCCACGAAGGTCTTCATCGTCTTGTGGTTCTTGAACTTGAACGCGGAGTCGTAGATGTCCTCCACGGTGTTGAACAGTTCTTCGGTGTTGGCGTCGCCCAACTCCTCCAGGATCTTGGGGGTAAGTCCCCCGGGAAACCAGGGCGGAGTCCGGTGGTTCGCCTCGAGACCGATGTCGAAAATGAGGTCATGCTCCGAAGGGGCGTCCAGCTTGCGGTAGGTGAGGGTAGAAATGTCCCGGTCCATGGCGAACACGTCACGGCCACACACCACGTACTCGAGGTACGCTCCGTTATCCAGTGGTACCCTGTGGTACCCCTGACGCAGGTGCGTACTGTAGTCGTAGTCGGGGGCCCCGGGAGTGAGGGACGCAATCGCTTCCTTCAGGTAGAACCGCAGCTTGCCGTCGAGCCCGGGCATTGCGTGAGCGCCATCTCCTGGGAGGGTGAAGAACGAAGGAAAGCCTACGTTCTCCTTGGCGAACTCGTACAGTGACCCGGAGATTGTCGCGATTTCCTGTGCGATGGAGCGTTCATCGTCCAGTCGGAATTGATGGTATCGTCCTGACTTCAGGTTGTAGCAGATGAGAATGAGCGCGTTGCCCATGCTCCGCGTACCCACTACTCGCATGTGGTCCTGGATGGCATCCACACATCGTTCGATGAATCCAAGCTCGCTGTCCTCACTTGCAACAATCTCACGCTTGATGATCTTGTCGCGGAGTTCGTAATCCTCAGCGATGGTGTCGACGTAGACGTCGCAGTCCGTCTTGTTTGCGAGGTACTTCCCGTGAGCTGCAGCCGCTTCGTGGCGTTTCCGTTGGTCATCCTCTTGGATGCCTTCGATCTCTTCCGCGGCGCGGTCGTACGCCCACTTCCAGGAGGGAGTGAAGTTCTCCTCAGCCTTCTTGTAGACGACCTTCAGAACCTTGCTCTCTCCGAGTTGGTTGACTGCCTCGTCAAGGTCCCCCGCTGGCGCCAGGTCAGGCCATGCCGTGAAGACCCGTGTGTGGGTCTTGGGCATCTTCTCCAACCAGGACTGCACGATGGGGTCTCCTCCAGAAGCCCCCTTGAGGGGGGAGTCGCCGATGAGGTACGCAGTGTCCAGCCCCGCGGCCTGGAGGATGGGCTCGATATGCGCCGCGCCACCGCGACCACCGACGGACAGGAGTGGGATGCTGATGTTTCCGGACTTGGCGACCCGAGCCATCAGGCTCATGACGTCCATCTCGCCCTCTGTGAGGTACGCAAACGTCACGTGGTTCTTGGGGTCTACGAAGTCCTGATACCCGCTCCACCCGAGCCCGTAGAGGCCCAGGAGATTTTCGAATTCATCCTCAGGGATGATGATCTGTTTGGGGTTGGAGTTGCTGGGTACCCTGAACTTCAGTCGTCCTATCTCCCGGGGGGTGACATGGAGTGGCCACACAATAGCGCCGTTGAACCGACTACTCTTGCTTGACTCGGCCAGATACGCCGTGATCGATTCACCCAGGTTAAGGGGTTCCTGTGCGAGCTGGTCTTCAGACTGTTTCCAGGCCTTGAGCTCTGCCAGGTAGGCATTCGCGACCATCGTCTGGAGTTCCGCCAGGGGAGGTAGAATACCGACCGGCAATGCTGAGAGGATGTCAGCAGGGATTTTACGGTCTACGGTCAGCCAGTCCACGCCTACCTGCGCAGCCGGGAACTTGGCGGGGGTGACCAGGGCGTCGCACATGTACTGGTGCGACATGGCGTAGATCGTCTGCTTGGTTTCTTGATTTATCCGTTGAGCCTCGAGCTCTTGTAGTGATTTTTTCGACAGGAAACCGAACTTGAAGGTCTCCTGGAGATACGTCATGGCTTCCGACTCGGTGGAGTCCATCATCATCGCAACCAGTTGAACTGGGTTGGAGAGATAGAGCCCACAGCCGTAGCACTTGCAGAACCCGCGAGTCACGTGTGCGTAGAAGGAGGGAGTCGTATCGTGGTGATCAGGATCCGGGCATATGCCTTTGAGTATTCCTTGAGATGCGAAATTGAACCCGTGATTGGGTTTGAAGGAACGCGCTATGTCGAGCCAGGCTTGCGGACTAACCTGCGTCCATATCTTCCATAGCTGTTCCCGGGTTATTCCCTTCTTCTTGGTCTTGGCCATGGTCATTTCCTACGTGCGCCGGACAGTACTCCTGATGGTCGCACCAACCACAGAGCTTCGAAGGGACTGCCTTCTCAAAATCTGCGGTTTCCCGAGTTGCTTGGTTCAGGAATTCAATGATACTGCGGCGCACTGGTTCGATGGATGTCACGTCGTACATCTTCCCCATCTGAATCGCGTCGGTCTTGAGGAAGTTGATGCCCACCTTTATCCCCGTAAGATCCGGGTGAGCGGCCTTCAAGAGCAACACGTAGCCTAGGAACTGGTTCTGGAAGTACTTGAGGTCGTGCTGTTTCCCCGTTTTATGATCCAGCACGAGCCCGTGTGGCGTACCTCTGAACAGAACCGACAAGTCTAGCACTCCACGCATGAAGGCTCGCTTGTCAAAAAATTTTACCGGCCGACCTTCGAGGTCTACGGCCAGTCTTTGTTCGATGGCAGGAGTGCCGGCGTTGTGCCTCTTGCAGTAGCTTTCGAACTTCTGCATGAAGTTCTGCACGGCCGGCTGGAAGAACATCACGCGGTCGAGCTCTTCTGACATGAGCTCGTACTGCGCCACGACAGCGTCGAACGCCTTGGAAAGAGGATATCCTCCCAGTACGTATTCGACTGCCTTGTGGACCGCGTTGCCCACGAGTGCATCCGGGTTTGTCTTTCTCGGTTTCTTCAGGATGTACGTGAAATGAAAGCGCTTCGGACATTCCGCCGCTACGTTGGCCTTACTGACTGACCACGGGGCGTAGTCGAGCACAAACTGCGTGGGCTGCGGGGCTTGTTCTTCCATGCCTTCCTCTCTGAAAAAGGCCGGAGGGGGCCCCGTGGGACCCCGCTCCGGAACACACCATATTAGACGTTGGGAGCGTCGTCGATGTCGTCGTAGTCCGGGGTCTCCCCGGGCTTCATCACGGGAGGACCATCGTCCTCGTCTTCCGCGTCACGACGCGCTTCCTCAGCCTGCGAATAGATCCGGCCGAGGCCGGGGAGGATGAAGCTAGCTTCCGCGTTGGTGCACATGGCTTCGCAGAAGTCGTACAGGGAGTCGTCGACGTAGTCGACCTTGCCGTCCTCGTTCTCCAGGATGTTCACCTCGAGGGTGAACCACCGGAAGCCGGACTCCTTGTTCTTGTGCTCGTCGGCAGTGATGCGATACCACTTCTCCCACGGCACCATTCCCTTCTTGACGAAGCGCATGAGCTGACGTCCGGCGGGCTCGCTGGTACGCGAGAATCGGACGATAACGATATCCTGAAGGTCCTTGGTCAGCATGAAGGCAACGACGTCGTCGCTGCACTGTGTGGACTTGCCGTCACGGAACGGGAGGTTGGGGCAGTCTTTGCACGCCCCGAAGCGGGCTCCCAGTTTCCGGTCCATGCTGACGCACACCGGCATGCGGGAAGAGGATCCCGAATCGCGGTCGGGCCACATCGTGCGGCCCTGCCAAATGGCGATGACGGTACCTTCGAAGACCTTCCCCACGTTCTCTTTGCTCGTGAGGTAGAAGGTCCCCGGGACCGCGCTGTCCGGACGATTCGGGTCGGCGCCGGTGCCCTGGTAGAGCCGGAGCTCCGTGTAGTCGGGCCGGTCATCCGCCGAGTAGACGCCCTTCTTCTCGGACGACATTCTTCGCATGATGGCTGCGATGGCTTCCTGGTGCTCGTCGGGGAGCGCTCCCAGGATATCTCGCATGGTCGTCTTGCCGGGGAGATCCTTCTCCACGGCTTTGATGCGCTTGAGGTAGCGCTCGACGAAGAGGTCTGTGCTGTCGATGGTCTGAGCGAGTGCGGGAAGGTTGCTGGTGGTTTTCGCCAGCTTGTCGTCTTGCTCCTCCTGAGCTGTGTTCTCCTCGGCAACCTCGGGGGTCTCCTCCTCGGCGGGAGCCGCTTCTACGGTCTCCTCCGGGGTGGTCTCTTCGGTTGTTTCGGGAGTTTTGTTGGTCCCTTTTTTCTTACCCATGGTGTGTCTCCTTTGTTCGTTTAGGCAAGGACCTATGTTATGATAGACAGGTTGTATTGTCTACCGATTTGTTTGGAGGAAAGATGTCAGACGACTATTTCTTCGACAGGGTTTTCACCGCGTACTACGAGGACGTAGGTAAACATGAAATCCTATCTCCAGACAGAGAGCGGGAATTGCTCGTGCGTTATCGCACATGTTCTCATTGTGGAGATTTGATCCCGCAGAAAGTTGCTTCGAGCAATTGCCCCGAATGCGGAACAATAGCCCCGGAATACAATGGAAAAGGACGTCAGCACACTTGTACCTTTTGCACGCACAAATTTGATGTTCAAATCACTCCCAAGCGCTGCCCAACTTGCGGAGCACCGCGAGATGAGCGCGCCCGGGAGCAACTAATCGTTTCCAATCTGCGTTTCGTAATGAAAACGGCCAAGAGTTTCTCTCGGAAACCCTCACACATACAGCGCCTCGTGTCGGCGGGGAATGTCGGTCTGATTCTGGCGGTAGACAAGTACGAAATACAGAAGGAGACGAGATTCCTGACGTATGCGGCGTGGTGGATACGTAAGGAGATGCTCGACGAGATCAACAGCCTGGGGCTGATTCACATCCCTTCGCACAAACAGAAGTCAATCCGAAAGGAAATGAAGGAAGGGGCGTACGTCTGCAAGCATTGCGGCATGCGCGCACACTCCGTTGACCATTCCGAGCATCTTCCTCCGTGTACTGATGAGGCTCATGATTTCGAGATCCCCGACAACAAGGTCGGGTACCACTCTGTCACTAACCTAGACAACATCCCATTAGCGGCAGCACACAATATTGAATTGGAAGCAATTGATGATGATTCGGCGGCGCTCCTACGGGATACCATTCGAGGAATGAATGTGAGCGAGCGCGACAAGTTCATTGTGATTCAGTATTACAATGTACCGCAGGAAGAGAGAAAGAGCGCCAATCCGAAGAGTCTTCACCAACTCGCATCCGTCGCCAGAATCACCCCCGAAAGAGTCAGACAGATCAAGGAGAAGGTCCTTCGGGATCTTCACCTAGAATTACGTCGTAAAACTATCAAGAGTGCGGGAGACGTCTGCTGGTAGGAGCTAGTCTTCGGAGCGCAGGCCGCAGCCGATCTCGAGCCCTTCGATGATGCCCTTCAGGCGCGTGCGATTCTTCTCGCTCTTGGTGCGCCCGAGACGTTCCTCGTAGTGCTGGAGCCACTCCGTGGAGTCCTTGACGGTGATCATCTTCATCGCCTTTTGGACCTCGGGAGTGTAGGCGGTCTTGGGAACTTCGGGCTCGGACTTGCCGGCGCCCTTGGCTGCCGCGGCGCTCTTGCCCTTGGTGGTGCCCTTGGCGCCCTTCTTGGCCTTCCCCTTCACCTTCTCGCCCTTGGCCTTGGCTGCCGCCGCCTTCTTCTCGAGATACTTGTCGAGCCGCTCCTGCCCCTGGGTGGAGTTGAGCTTCCCGGCGACGAACTTCTCGAGGAGCTTCTCGGCGAACGCCGCGTCCTTCTTGTCCTCGCTGGTGAAGAGCGTGGCAGCCATCCGGGCGTGCGTCACGGAGAGCGCGCCGGTCTTGACCTTCGCCTGCCACTTGTCGGGCAGCTTGAGGACGGCCAGGCGGTGGCTCACGAAGCCCTCGGTCTTGCCGCAGGCCCGGGCGATCTCCTTGCCGTTCATGCCGCTCTCGACGCACTGTCCGAACGCGAGCGCGAGCTCGTAGTCGGTGTTGTCCTCACGCTGTAGGTTGATCAGGATCGAGTCGAGGAAGGCCTCCTCGGAGGTGGTCTGCCGGATGTTCACCGGGACCTCCTCGAGCTTGACCTCCTGGATCGCGGCGTAGCGCCGACGACCGTCCGTGATCTCGAACTTCCCCTTCTTGTTGGGGTCCGGGCGCACGGTCAGGGGAACCTGGAGTCCTCGCTCCCGTATGGATGCGATGAGGCCCCGAATGTCCCCGACCTTCATCCGGTTCCACTTCTCCGGAAGCGTGAGGTCGGTACGTTTCACCACCGCCGTTTGCGTTGCGCCGTTGGACTTCTTCGCCGGTTTGGCCTTGGCGGGCGGTGTCTTCTTGGGCGCAGGTTTTCCCTGCGTCTGGTTCGTGTCAGCCATCGTTTTTCCTCCGTTCAGGTGTTCACTGACAGTTCGCGTAGAAAGGTACTCTTGTCGATGCGATGCATCGCGAGCTCTTTGGGGGTTCGCCCCTCGAGGATTTCACCCAGCAGGTGAAAAAGTTCTAAGGAGAGAGGTAGGAGACTATCTTCTGAGTTAAAAACGATCATGTACAGAGTAGAGATCGACTGGATTTTCTCCGTGTCGGTCGGGATTTTGCGTAACTTGGTCATTGCTCGAAAGGCTTCGTGCCGTCTTTCGGGCACTTGGCGACCCCTGTTTCGCTCGCGTCCTCGAGAGGACTCCCGCAGTCTGGACACTTCTCCTTGCCCTTGTCGTCCTTGGCAACCTTGTCGCGTCCAGGCTCCTCTACTCCGTACTTCTCCATGACCGTTACTCCTTCTTCTTGTCCAGGTGGATCTCGTCCACCAGCTTGGCTACCCGGCTCTCACAGCCCTGGCCGCCACGCTTGCGCTCCTCGTCGGGACCGCAGAGGGAAATCTTGCTCTGGACCTTGATGCCGGTCTCCGTCTTGACGACGGTGACGACCTCCGGGAAGTTCTGCGAGGCGCCCTCGTAGATCTCCAGGATTGCGCCCTCGATGTTGTCCGCCGTTTCCTCGGCGGCCTTGATGCGTTGCGTGCGTTCGATGAGCTCATCGTGCGTGATGTGCAGTGATTCGCTGCGACCACATCGGTCGCAACTGTCGGTGATCTCTACGGCCATGTTACTTCAGTGCCTCCTTCAAGCATCGAATGGTGTTGGGACCAGGGATTCCATCTTCCTTGATCCGGTCTTCGGGGTTGTCCTCGTGCTCGGAGTTCCACTTGGCCTGGAAGACAAGTACTTCCTGTTTGGTCTTCGGACCGAACTTGCCGTCCACCTTCAAGCGAGACCCCAAACTGTTCAGTGCCTCTTGTACCTCGGAAACGCCCCAGACTTCGGACTCGTCATCGTCGTCATCCTCGTCGTGGGTCGGAGTCCCGTGTCCGTACTCGGGATTCGAGTCTTCCTCCCACTCGTGACCTCCCCAGAGGTCGCCGATGTCCGATTCCAGGTCGTCCCAGTAGCGCGAGATGAAGTCGAATTCCATCACGGGGATGTTGTCGAAGGCAGCATCGTTGATGTCGTCGAACGGCCAGAGCGGACCCATGTCCGTCTTGCCCGGACGCCAGTCCGAGTGCTGACTCATGCGGGCCCGGTCCATCCGGTCACCCATCGCGGCGATCACGACGCGCTTGAGCTTGATGTTCTGGACGAGCTGGAACATCGGGAAGGGCTGCATGACCTTCACTCCCCGGTACGGGGTGCTCAGGCGCACTGGCGGCAGCTTCTCGATGAGGTCAGCAGGCATCTCCCGAGCCCAGAAGTGCCAGGTCTCTTTGCCCTGGGCGTTCTTCTT